ACTAGCCGCCCCGGCAATGAAGGTATGGATTTTTATTTTAAAGATGAGCGTGATGCTATTCATTTCAGTTTGAGGTGGTCATGAAAGATTTACCATATACTGTAATCACTAAAAAGCTTGGGTACGAAGCTGAGAAATGGTGCAAGGATAATCTAGGCGAACGCTATTTCCCTATAGGACGCAAGTCTGGCACATGGACTTGTTTTTGGGCAAGCGACATAAATTCTAAAAGCTACCGCTGGCATTTTAAAAGTGAACAAGATGCTTTTTGGTTTTCATTGAAATGGCAATAAAGTATTACCCAGAACATTATGATTGGACCAGAGGCTGGGACGATGACCATCCGTACTGGTACACGCATGATGTAGTTACCCAAAATCAAAATGAGCTAGACAAACTACACAAAGAAATAGTACTTTGGCTATACAAAAATATAGATAACCCAGAACGACATTGCCGTTGGACTAGACAAGTATTGACTATTAGTGTAAAATTCAGATACGAAAAAGATTGTTTATGGTTTAAGTTAAGATTCTAATGAAAACAAGTATAAAGGTATATCAGTGACGACAATAGTAAATATAACCAATAAGAATGCAATTGATGCTCTAGACCTGGTATATAAATTGAAAGCCAAAGGATATGTTCAGGGAGTAGACTTTGATTTTGCATTTTATCAAAGTAAGTGGGATGACATGCTAGGTGAGATACCAAAGCAAACACAATTTACATTTTACAAGGAAGAATTAGCAACATGGTTCAGTCTACTATACCAATGAACAGTGTTCGTTCTTTATGAATTATTCTATTATACACGACGGTGCAGACTGCTATCCATGGCGTGAAGTGTTCGCATGGTTGCCTGTTAAGACCGTAACTGGACAACGAGCATGGGGAATTAAAATTTATAAGCGTAAAGTTTGGGTAGTTTGGGGAACCGGCTTTCACATGGAACCAGAAATACAGTATGCAACCGCATTTGATTTATTGACATATGATAATACGCAAGAGCAAACATGAATTCCGAGTTACCTTAACGGGACTAGTGACCAATGATAGGCATGAAACTAAAGATTGGTGTACTACGACATTAGGCCCGGGCGGCCGAAACAAAAAGTGTAGATGGCGATACGGCTGGACTCAAACTAGTTTGAGTCCAGGCTGGACTCAAACTACTACTGACATATTTTATTTCAAGTCAGAAAAAGATGCACTACATTTTGCGTTGAGGTGGATGTGATAACACTTTCTATGCGTGACTTTACCAACGAGCACGAAGTTTGGATTGCAAAGAATGTAGGCCCTAGAATGCATTGGCTACATAATAGTAGAGGTGGGCGAGGCTGGATAGCAAAGAGAAACGGTCCCGAATGGACTCTTACATTCGAAGATGCTAGATACGCAACATTATTTGGATTGATGTTTTCAGAGGTAATGGCATGATTAAAGACTTAGAACAAGAATTAGCAGAAAAGTTGAGCAACGAAATGGCAGAAGAAATTGACTGGGAACTATTATGTGATATGCTTAAAGAAGTAGGATGGGTTAAAGTAGCTATATCTGAGCCATGGTCAAACATGACATCATCATTTGCACATGAGATTAAAGAATGGTGCAAAGAACACATAAAGGGCCATTATAAAGCAAGAGGTCGTGTGTGGTTATTTGAAAAAGAACAAGATGCTGAATGGTTCATGCTGAGGTGGTCATGAGTTTTAAAGTAACAAAATTTGATACGCAAGGTGTAACCTATGTAGTAGACTGGCCACAAACAACAGAGATGATTAAGCACATCAAGAAAACAGATTTGTTTCAAATTATGTTTAGAACTGTACGGAGTGACCACGCCGGACTTGCTATCAAATTAAATAACAATGAGTATGATATCATGTGGGTGAACAGTGATGTTTGGTTCACCCAAAAGAACTACAGTGAATATGTACAAGACATGTACGAGATTGTTGGACTAGCGTTTAAAAACGAAATAGAAGCAGACCGTTGCCTTGAGGTAATGAACAAAGAATTAATGTGGAGAATACTCGATGGCAATTACACCGTTTGATACTCTATCACCTTATATAGAAATTGTTGAATATGAATGTGTGAATGAACGTGACTCGGGTAAAGTTATCTTTCGATGTTCCGGTGATCCGGCGACTGTTATTAAATGGTGTCGCAAAAACTTTGGCAATAGGGGAGATGGATGGGACTTTTCGGGTTCTGCTAAGGCTGTAGATATTACAATATGGTCTAGCAAACTGATAACTATGTATGAATTATGGCAAAACTAACAAACGGACAGGGATATGATGTAGCTATCAGTTATATCCCAGAGAAACTAATCGATGCAGTGGTAGCGAAACTCAATACTATACAACCAGTACGAGCAAGTAGTACTAATAAACAATACGCAGAGCGTGAACAAATCAAAGACTTACCTGATATCAGTGTCTGGTGGAGTCAAATGGTTATGGACTGGCCCGAAGTCATAGAGATTGAATCTATGATAAGTGAATTGATTAAGCCAGAGTTGCCTCTAGCAGAATGGTATTCTAGTGATATCGTAGTTATTGAGGGACACAGTAATTGGGTCAACCCTCATATAGACACACCTCATCGTTTTAAGAAATACAACTACGATAAGCGATTATTGGGTGTGCAGGCAATCGTGTCATTGTTTGATTTAGATAAGTCTAAGGGAGTTACCGGAGTAGTACCTGAAAGTCATAAACAAGATCACAATATCAATTTGTGTTATCAGGGATTTTACAATTCAATGTTTTTGAAAAAGTGTGTTCAACCTACGTTACCCAAAGGCAGTGTTCTCTATTACAACTGTAGACTGTTGCACTCTAGTATGCCCAATACACACGATCAACCTCGCCAGGCTCTATTGTTTAATTACCTAGATAGTAGTATAATTAGTGATATCCGATCTATGGATAACATATGGAAAAGTAATGAATAACTCTATCTACTGTGGCTTGGCATTTGGGAGTGTTTCCATAGGAAATCAAGGAGAACTAAGGCCTTGCTGTGGTATTGTTCCCGATGAATTTGATTCAAGTTTTGGTATTTCTTCACAACCACTGGTTAGCAGAATTAATGGACCGGAGTTGCGTAAAATTAGAAAACTTTTAATTGTAGGTGAGTGGCCCAAAGCTTGTAATAATTGCAGGAATGCAGAGGTTATAGGTTCTGAATCAATGCGCCTAATTTGGAATGAAAATATCGCTGATGCACCAATGGTAGAATCAATAAATCCCGAAAATATAAAGTTCTTGGATCTATCGGTTGGTAACAAATGCAATAGTAAATGTATGACTTGTACTCCAAGATGTAGTGATTTCTGGATAGAAGAATACTCACACAACGTATTGAATGAAAATTCGTTTAACCTGACAACAGATAATATTACTGAGAACTCAATAGACGAATTTTTGGACACCTTTAAAAATATAGAATTTATAAGCTTATTAGGTGGTGAGCCTATGTTTGCTGCAGGCCATTCAATAATATTAAAAAAATTGGTTTCATCTGGAATGAGCAAGATATCATTGAATTATGTTTCTAATCTAACCGTGTTTGATGAGTCTTTAGTTGACATGTGGAAAGAGTTTAGCTCAGTCGGTGCTTGTCTTAGTGTTGATGGAGTTGGATTGGTAAATGATTATTTGCGTTATCCAGCAAACTTTGATAAAATAGAACATAACTTGACGAGATATATGGATCTAGTCGAATCCGGACAGTTTGGAATAACATTAAGTTGCACTATTAGCATATTTAATTTTGTTAGATATCCCGACCTATTAGAGTATTATATATCTTTGATAGAAAAATACGACACAGGTAGGGAAAAGATGGCCATCTTTTTGAACTATGTGACTAACCCTAATTACTTTGATAGTTCCCTAATGACCTCTGAGTTTAGAGCTAGTTGTTTACCAAAATTAGATAAAATCAAAGCTAAGATAGAAAATATGGATGTACATCCTAGTTTACTAGTATCATGTGATACAATACATGCATGGGCTAACAAACCACAAATTAATGACAACACTAAAGTTGCTAAAGCGTTTGATTTCATAAGTCGCTCGGATAAGTATAGAAAACGAAATATAAAAGATTACATCCCCGAAGTATGGGAAGAGTTAACCAAATTAGTTAATAAGGAATAAAATGGCGGCGGATATTATGATTGACATTGAGAGTTTGGATACAAGTCCAAATTGTGTAATCTTAACGATTGGAGCAGTACGTTTCGATCCTAAAGGTATGGGGGTAGTTGAGAAACTTGAATTGCGCCCAATGATTGAAGAACAAACAGAGAAATTTAATAGGGTGATCAATGAAGACACATTACGGTGGTGGAGCACACAAAGCGAGGATGCGCTCGATGAGGCCATGGGAGACAGGGATCGGATATCGTTTAATGAGTGCATGGAGGCGCTATACAAGTTTTGCTGGAATCGCCGTGCTGTTTGGTCTAATGGTGCTTCCTTCGATATCGTGGCAATGGAATCAGCCTGGAGAAATCTCGGAATGCGAATCCCCTGGCCTTATTACACTGTCAGAGATACTAGAACTTTGTACGAAATCGCAGGAGTCAGTCTCAAAGATAAAAAGTACGGAACATCAACCACTCACAAAGCAGTAGAGGATGCTGAACATCAGGCTATAGTTGTGCAAGATGCATATAGAAATTTGATTAAGGCAGGACTTGTCAAATGATGACGATGTTACCTGGACTAAAGATAATCAAACATACCAAGCACGGTGATGCAAGGGGAAGCTTCTATGAAACATGGAAGATGCCTGATGACATGCGCGGTACATTCAGACAATTGAATACTGCTACTTCTACTCAAAATGTGTTGCGTGGTATGCACAGACAGAATCAATTCAAATGTGTAATGCCAGTCTTCGGCAGAATCTTTGATGTAGCAGTAAACCCCGAGACAGGCGAATGGTTCGGTATTGAACTAGACGACTCAACTGGTTTGTTAATTCCACCTCAGTACGCACATGGCTACTTAGTTTTATCTGAGACTGCAATTGTGCAATACATAGTAGATGCACCATACAACAAAGCAGAAGAAGAAAACTTCAAATGGAATCAATACAACATTGAATGGCCAATTAACGGTACACCCGTACTATCGGAGAAAGACTCATGAAAATAGGATTTAATTGCAGTAGTTTTGACTTGCTACATGCCGGGCATGTGACTATGCTCAAAATGGAAAAAGAATTATGTGACTACTTAGTTGTTGCACTACAAATCGATCCAACAATCGACAGACCGGGCATTAAGAATAAACCAATTCAAAGTGCATATGAACGATATATTCAGTTACAGGCATGTAAGTATGTAGATGAAATTCTTATCTATGAGACCGAATATGATCTTATGCAACTGCTCATGACTCAAACTATTCACATTCGGTTCTTGAGTGATGAATACTTAAATAGGGACTTTACGGGTAAGCAGTGGTGCATGAACAATGGAGTTGAGTTGCACTATCATAAAAGACACCATAATTATAGCTCAAGTGAACTTAGGGCTAGAACTGCTAGATTAGAACGACTAAAGGGCGTAGAATCAATTGATGTGGAACCCCCGCAGTACTCACCTGAACTAGTAAAGAATCACCCATGAAATTCAAAAGTGACATTGACATTGATTTTGGTGACAGAGAAAAAATTCTCTCTGTTATCGAACACACTCCTGCGGCAATGCGTAAAGTTAGTCCTATGCGTAAACATGCAACCGGTGTTCATGTCACTGAAGTTCCATATGACCCGATATATGATATGGCAAGCATTGATTATGCTGAGGCAGAAAGACGGGGCTACTTTAAGTTAGACTTATTGAATGTGCATGTGTACAATCAAGTGCGGGATGAGCGCCATTTGATTGAGTTGATGTGTGATCCAGATTGGTCTAGATTAAAGAATAGAGATTTTGTCGAGAAATTGATTCACTTGGGAAATCAATATAATGCACTGCGTTCCATGCCAGAACCAGTAGATAGTATACCTAGATTGGCTATGTTTCTAGCATTGATTAGACCTGGTAAGAAACATTTGCAAGGAAAGCTCTGGAAAGAAGTCGCTAAAACTGTATGGGACAAGGGTAATGATGGCTATACATTCAAGAAGTCACATGCTATAGCTTATGCACATTTAGTGGTAGTGCATATGAACCTGTTAGAAGAAACTATGGTAATCGTTTAACTAATGTAATACTGCGTCTTTTTGATCGGCGCTTGTGTAGTTCGTTCATACTAGTGATTGGGCCATGTACTACTGTTAAACTTTTATTTGTAAATGTTCTAAGATAAGGTTTAAACTGTATCCAATCATCTTTTAGAAATAGGTTTATGGGGATAAGCCTGTTGCTCTCCCACCACCATATATCACCTAACTCTAAAAACTTAGCTCTGGCATCTGATTCTACGATAGCACCATAATCGTATATCGTTGTTACCACATCATCCCTGTTCTGTATGATTCCTACATAATCTTGATTAGCATAGGAGCAAACTGTTATGAAAGGGTGATTTTCGCTAAGTTTCTTAAAAAACTCGTTTTGTATCATTAATTTATATCACAATATTGCTTATTTAATCTTGGGTACCCAAAGATAATAATTTAATATTTAGGAGCTAAATAGTATAAAGGACCAAGTTTGTGTACTCAACCCCAGTTTTCATTTATACTCAACGACAGATTGTTGTACTGCTTTCCGGTTACTCAGCGAGGAGATACATGCCAGTTTACGCAAAACCACTAACATTGCATAAGGGAGTTGATAATCAAATTCAATTCCAGTTCCTGAACCAGGAACAGAAACCAGTAGACATTACAGGTAAAGAAATAACCTGCAGGATTATCAGTTATGACGGATCGCAAGTATTATTGCGCAAAGCGTTGACTGTGCAATTAGGTGCTACTGGTATCGCCGCCTTCATGGTAAATGCAGCCGATATAGAAGACATTGCCGCTCAAAAAGCACACTATTCATTAGAGATTCCAGTTGGTCAATTTGATTATCCAGTATTTGTAGATCAAAATGCAGGCGCCCGTGGGGATATGAACATCGTTAATTCCGTACTACCAGCATTCATACCTTCATCTAATATAACCATCCCCACCGGGCAAGCCTTCCCTAACATTGATGCCAACAATAATATTCAAAATGCATTGCCCAATGCCAATACATATTATTCTAGTGTAATCAATACTGAGGATAATCCTATATTGACTATACAAACTTCTTTCTATGAATACAACGGTGAAGTTGGTATAGAAGGTTCTACTATTGTCGATAATGATTGGTACCCTATTACTACTGCATCCTATTCTAACAACAGCACAACACAGGGCTATGTTGTTCATGGATATCACCCGTATATTAGAATGGTGTTCACAAGTAATACGGGCGCTATAACCAACATCTTGGCAAGATAATATACCAGTACTATTGCTAAACGATACATACTATGCTAAAATCGTAGTATGTTATTTGATATCCTAACCATTACCCCGGGCAGAAAAAAACTGTCCCAAAGTGGTTGGCATAGTTTTAATGCAGTATGCTGTCATAATCGCGGGCACAAGGTCGACAAACGAGGTCGAGGTGGTATTCGCATTGACGGTGATAACTGGTCTATGCATTGCTTTAACTGTGGATTCAAATGCGGCTTTACTTTCGGAAAGAACATATCCAAGAACACAAAACAGTTTCTATCTTGGTGTGGCATAGACGAAGAACAGATTCAAAAATGGAGTCTTGAAAGCTTAAAGCACAAAGACTTATTAAGTTATATTCAAGTCAAAAAGAATAAAGCCAAGATAAAATTCAAAGATCATGAGTTACCTGAAGGGGAAATGATCGAGGCTACTAATCCACTGCACAAAAAGTATGTTGATTATCTAACATCTAGGGGGATAAATTATAGTGATTATCCCTTTATGATTACTCCAAATGAGTTAGGTAGAATGGGTAATCGTG